ATATGGTAGGTGGTTTTCTAATCTCACCAATCGAGTATGAATTTTATGATAAGGATGGAAATAAAATTTTTAGCGTTGAAATTAGCGAATGGTCGGGTAATGGAAAGGGTGGTAGTACAGGTTTCGTTGATGCTAACGCATATGTATTCGTTAGTGGTACTAAATGGAAACTTCGTGGATATAATGGTAGTACTTATGCTACTAATGTACAATTAGCGGCGGCTTTGTATCATTTAATAGCCAATCAAAAAGTTGACGATGCTAGTGGTGCTAACATAAGTGCATACTTTACTGCGAGTTTAACATCTTCTTCTAACACTGATATAACTGATGTATCTAATAAAAAAGTCGTCATTACTACAACAACGGCTTATGCTGGGAAATATGGTCCTGATGGAGTAATTAGTGCTAATAGATTAGGTGCAGCATTTATTGCAAGATATAGAACTACTGATTATGGTACAAACGCAACATCAGGTTATGCTAAATCTGCTGGAGATAAAGTACAGGATCTGTATGGTATTCTCCACAATACAATTCGTGGAGGGGCTGCTGCGTTATCCGGTACTATATCTAGTGGTTTGGGTGTTGCTACGTTGGTTAGATTGGCTGGTGCGGCTTTAACGGAAGAGCAGACGGTTGCTACGGCTACTCAAGAATTCAAAAAAAGTGGTGATTATCCAATTGGTCTTCAAATTCCATACAACTCAATGATTCAAGCAGCCGATGGTCAATTGTATACTGCTCGTAATTTCTTTATTCCCACTGGTCGTAGAATGAAAGGTGAAAAAGGTTCAGATGCTAATAATTTATCTGCTGATGTTGAATTTAGTACAACAGATAATTATACTGGAATTCAAGGCACTGTAAAGAATTTGGAAATTGGCTATGATGCTGGTGAAGCCGTATATCGATACACACTTACATTCCTACCAATCGATAACATTTTCTGAGGTCTTGAAATGCCAGCAATACTCAAGACGAATCATGCTTTACTTTTTGATGGAGTGACTGATTCTGTTATTATCCCTCAAGGTCTTCACAGTAAAGTTGGGAATGATGATGCAAGTGGTAATAGAAGTGCTGGTGATATTGTTGGTGATTCAGCAGATGGTGAGCGTGGACCAAGCGTTGTGGGTGATCTTTTTCGCAACACGATAGTGGTAGAGGCTTGGGTTACACCTGATTGCGGTGGTGTAATTGTATCAAAAGATGACCAATTCAAACTTGAAATGGGTACAGTAGATACACCCGGACCAGCGAAATTTTCTGTTACTTTAGAAAACCCATCAAATATTAACAGTTACATGGTATCAACCGCATCTTTGACTAGCGCGGGGTATAGCGGTACTGTATATCCTACACCTGATTACAATGCAATCACTGATTCGTACAATCGATTTGATAGTAACAAAGATGATGGAACTGCTCTGAACTTAAGTCATCGCCCTCTTTATCATGTGGTTGGTGCTGTAGAATCAGGTTACATCCGTCTTTATGTTAATGGATTAATGATGGCGCAAGAAAAAATACCATTTGATACGGTCATAAATCAATCCAATAATCATGTTTACGTTGGCGGTAAAGGTGGTCAATTTCGTGGCGTAATTGAAAGTCTCCACATATCCAATAATTTTGAAAGTGAAATGTTATCGGCGAACCCTCCTTTGGTACAAGATTCTACTGCTCTTCTATACAGATTTGAAGAGCCTATCAATCCTATAGCAGGAGAGTATGATATTTCTTCTATTGGATCTGCCTCGAATTTATCTACGATTACCATTTCAACTACTGATGCTGCTACTTTAGCCACTGCTCTTACTGGTAATACGGTAACAAGTGGTACAATTAATTTTACAGAGTCACCTTATTCTTCGGGTAACTATACCGTTTTTGATAATGTAACAGGAGCAGGTGCATCCCCAACAACAAGAAGCATACCCCACGTACCTTACAATCTTCTCATTAATCCCGGTGCAATCAATCGTAAAACCAAGAAACCAAATCAATCTCCACCTGAGCGTGTTCGTCTACACAACATCAACGTGAGTACCGGCGTGATGCTTGTAAGCAGTATACATCTTGATTTTGCTACAAGTGCTACTGGTGATGGACTACGACCTGTTCTTCATTCAAGAAGCGCTGCTACTGGTGATGATTATTTCGTCGTAGTCGCTGCTGATTTATTGATTGAAAATGGCTCAGGTCGCCCTTATCAACCACCTCATTTAGCAACTCAACTCATTGATCGTACTGGTCAGATGATACTTGACGAAGGGCCATTTGAGCAACATGGAATAACTTATTCTTCACGCATGGCTACAACGACTAGCGACTCAGATAATCCATTTGCAGTTACTTGGCCTACTTCTGTTGATGAGTCATTCCAAGTGGGTCACTCCGGTCGTCACATCAATAATCATGTAAATGGTCATCACTATCTACGTATGCTCCCAAAAGCAAATGAAGAAATTGTAGACCAACAAATAGGCACTGCTGATATTGTGGAAATTATTTATGATCAGGCATCTAAAGGAATAGAAAGCCAAATGCCAATTAATTCAGAAGTTGATTATTATCGTCAAGTGGCGAGTATGGAAATTGCTTCTGTACAAGACTCATCAATGGCTTTTGAATTTGTAGATAATGGACTCAGCGGAGCAAGTCGTGAAATAATCGCTATTGGTGGTAGTGGTACTAAAAGTAGTACATCTGTTTCTACTTTTGACCCATATCCCTTCTTTCTCAAAGGACCAGTACCTCATTCTGTATCTAGTGTAGATGATACTGAGAGAACTCATCATCTTCGTCCTTCTCGTACAAGTAGAATAGCAGTGCTTTCAGTACCATCTCTTTCAACTCATAACATTGCACCAATGGTTGAAATTCATTACAATGCTTTGGATTTAACTGGCGTAAGTATGGGTAAAACTGTACCAATGCTTATGGTAGAGAAGACAGTACCTGCTGGCTCTTTCCAAACAGCAGGTAGTTCGTTTACTGATGCAACTTGTGATTACAATAACGATCCTACAGTTGCAATGGATGCTACTACAAATGTTCGAGTCGGTATGCGTGTTTCAGGAACAGGTATACCAGCGGGTGCATATGTTGTGAGTATTACCAATAGCACTACGTTTGAATTGAGCGCTGCTACGACTGGTGGCTCAGTGACTAATGGAACGCTTACCTTTACCCCTGCGTATATTGCTGATATTATCTCTGCTGATTTGGTAAATGCAGCCGTTGATACTACTCTTTTCTCTCCGGGTGGTATAGTGACTATGAGATTAGAAGAAGGTAATCTCAATACTTTACAATCACCTCACATGATGATTGGAGATGTAAGTGAAGGATACGAGGCTGATGATGAGTTAGATGAAAAATATACACCTCAATATTATACTACGATGTCTGACGAGCCTCGAAAAACTCCACAAATTGTTACAGCATCCCATACAAATTCTACAGCACATGAATCTGTGTTTAATCGATTAATCATTGAAGGTAGTAAGTTTACTAAAGAAAATATAGCAACAACTGGTGTAAGGTCTGTTTTTACAGATATAGGTTCTCCTAGCGATGGAC